TGAAGATTGGATGGTTGCTAATAAGCGAACAGATAATACAGAACAAGAACTACTTCGTACAATTAAAAGAAAGGGCCTTGGAGGAAAAGAAGTTTCTCCTAGCGCTATTTATTCAAGACTTCCTAAGTTTAGCAATGCAAGAAATAGCCAACAGAATCAAGACATTGCAGATAAAAGATTTAAGGCACTGCTTAAATCAAAGAATCCACATTTAATAAAACTACAAAATTATTTGGTAAATGAAGAAAAAGTTTATCTTGAAAAAGTTTTAGGACAAGACGTTGCTAAATCATTAAAGGGTTGGGACGTTAATAAATTAACTCCAAGTCATATTAGAGAAGTTAGATCACAAAACCGTACACCAGAAGACTGGGCAGCAAATAAAATTGCAAGAGACTGGGGATGGTTTAACTCTGGCCTAAGAGGAACAAAGTTTGGAAATGTAAAGGGTGGGCACCCATTAAACAAAAAGCAAGCACAAGAAGTTTTAGATGATTTAAACCTAAGAGATTTTTCAAAACTTCCTAATGAAAAGAAGGCTCTCCGTGCTGCATTAGAGTATAGACTAAACAGACAGCCATCATATTATGATGACTTTATCTTTACAGATAATGCAATGATGAAGGTTAAGCCAACTATGAATTTGGCTAATGGAATTGTTTCAGTACCTGGACCAAAGGGTGCTGGAGATATTCAACCAGCAATGCTTTCTCCAGGAGAATCTGTAATTCCTGCAAAACAATCTGCTAAATACATGCCACTTATTCAGTCAATGGTTGCTGATAAAGTTCCAGGGTATCAAAATTCAAACGTTAGTCCATTCTCTGGAACACCAGCACCAGCAGGGTATAAATATAATTCATCTGGTATTTTAGTTCCAACTTCTACAACAAGTTCAGTTGGAACTGGTACTAGTACTGCTACTTCAAGATCAACAAGTAAAATTGAAAGAGCAATGGATAAGTTTACTACTCAAATAAGTAAGGCAACTCCAAGAGTTGCACAACTTGCAAACACTGTAACTAAAACTACACAAGCATTTGGAACAGATAAGACTCGTGGATTCCGTGGGTTTGTCAGCGGATATGGAAATGTATCACAAACAATTACAGGAGAAGACGGAACCACAAGAGCAGCAACTGCAGCAGAACGCAAAAATATGCGTCAAATGAATAGAATGAATTTTACACAAAAAATGGCACCAATGCAGATGGCTGGAATGATGATTCCAATGGTTGCTGGAATGGTTGCTCAAAAAAATCCAGATGGTGCAGTAGCAAAAAACATGGATGCAATTATGATGTTATCTATGTTGACTATGCTTTTGCCAATGCTTAATAGTCCACTTAAACTGCTTGCTGCAACTGCCGTTGGATTAATTGCGGTATTTAAGATGCAGGCAGCAGCAATTAAAAAGAATATTATTGAAGGACAAAAAGAAGCAGAGTCAATGACCATGACAACCAAGAGACTTGAAGAACTTGGTAAGATTACTGGAAGAGTTTCTATTACTCAGGTCGCACAAGCAAAAAGAGCAGGAAGAAATACAGACATAGTTCCAGTTAGTATGGAATTTGGAAATAATATTATTTCAAATAGTGATTTTGGTAAAAACCTTAAATCATCATTTGAATCTGCTATGACAACATTGGGATCTGGTGCTGCTGTAGATTCATTAGTAAATCAACTAGGAACAGCCGTATCACAAGGAGTTCTTGATAGAGGTCAAGCAGAATCAATTGCTGTTGCATTAACTAGAAACCTTAAAGATGCAAAACTTGAACTTGATGTTAGGGGAAGATTAATACAACTTCTTGGGCCTAATGGAGAAAATATTTTTAACAATCCATTACAGGTTCAACTTGATTTAATTGCTTCTGGAGAAAGACTTCAAGACGCTGCTCTTAAAAATTTAAATTTAGTTGCAAAACAAGAAAGTGGAATTAATAAAGGCGAAGCATTACAACTAGGAGCAGGCGCGGTTGGCGGTGGATATATTGCAGCAAGAGCAGGAGTTCAAGCAGCAAATATGGTTCAATTTGGAAGTAACGCAGCATCGATTGCTAAGGCTCAAATGTCAATGGTTAAAGCAACTAGTGAAATAGGCAAAATTGGAAAGGCTTTGACGGTTATCAAAGCAGTAAGAACTGCTGGGCAAGTTGGTTCTCTTGCAACTACGGCTACTGGAGTTGGTGCAGCACCAGGATTAATTGGACTTGCAGTATCAACAGTAATCTTTGGTGGTATTGAAACAGCAATTAGACAATGGCAAAAAGGAAAAGAAAAAGAAGCAATAGGAAAATCAGCAGGAATGTTACAAGGAATAATCTCACAAAATGTTGCTGCTTCACAAGCAAGCATAGATGCATTAACATCTCAATATGATTCTGCTATTATAAATCTTGAAATTAAAAAGAAAACATTAAAAACAGAAAAAGAACGTACTGAAATAGATAATCAAATTGCTGACTTAGAGACTAAAAAACAGTCTGGATTAGTAACACTAAGAAAAAAGCAATCAGAAATGGTAAAAAGTGCTGCAGATTCATACGATCAAGTTTCTGGCCCATCATTTCTTGAAAACATTACTCCATGGGGTTCTGGCCGTGGAGAAGTTCGTGATAAATATATGGAAGCATTTAAAACTGGAATGGAAGATAAGTTTAAGGATGACCCTATACTGAAATCACAGGCTGTGATGCTTCAATCACAACTTGATGAACTTGGAGACGATAAGGTAACTCTTGAAATTTCAACACTAGTTACATCTGATATTCTTACATCAAATGAAGCGTCAGTACTTGTAAATACTTTAGCGGGTACTGGCGGAGATATTGAAAAAAGACTAGAAGCAATGATTAAGGTTCAGGGGTTAGATGGACTTCAAAGACTTTCTACAATTTTAACAATGATTCCAAATGAAAACAATCAAAGACAAATTGTATTTGCTATGAAGCATATGGATAAGGCTGAAGGCGATCAAGTAATGTCTGCCATTGAACAACTTGGAGTTATTCCAGATTATATTGGTATTGACTTAAATATTGAAACCCAAAAGAATGACATCGTAGATCTTAAGGCTCGTGGAAAAGAAATTGATGCATTAAAGAAAAAATTCCCTAATGGAGAAATAAACCTTGAGGCGCTTGTTAAAATGCAAGAAGAAGCAGGTGGTGTAGGAAAAAATCTAACACTTGATGCTGCAATTACTCAATGGACAGCAATATCAAAACTTCCAAAAGAATTACAGTTCCAGGCAATGATTACAATTGGATCTATTTCAGAAAGTGATAGTTTTGATAAGATACTTGACAGAGAACTTACCACTGCGTTTTATGCAAAAAACCCTGATTTGTATATGAGTTTTGTTGATCCTAAGAGAGAAGCAGCAAAATATGCAGCACTTAAAGCATTTAAAGAAGATGCAGATAATATTGCAGCAGCCACTTCTAAATACTTTGAAAAGGTTGCTCCACAATTATTTCCTACTGCAATTGTAGATGACTCTAAAGATGGTGGACCAACATCAAAAACTGGAGATGGTCCAAAAAGAGATGACTCATTTCTTAATGATCTTGCTCAAAAACTTAAGTTAGTTAAAGAAAGTTCTTTTAATGCCCTTAAACCACTTGATTCATTGAAAAAGTTTTTAAGACCAGAAGATGAAACAAGAAACAATTTCCTTGAAAAACAACAAGGTGCCATAAAGGAGATGGAGGCAGCAGCATCAGAGGCTGGGATAACAATAGATAAACAATTTATGGAAATTATTCGTGGACTAGATGCAGAGCAGTTTGCTCTTCAGTCAAAGGTGTTATTTAACTTTGGAGATGACGGTAGTATTACTGGATTAAAAGAAAGATTTAAAATAATTAATGAAGGATATCAACAACTTACTATAGCAACATTTATTGATAATCTTCGTGAAGAAAATAGAGAAATAGAAGTTCAGATAAAAGCATATGATATTTTAAAAAAGCAAGGTTGGGAAAATATAGAAATCCAAACAATTCTGGCTGACAAAACTATGGCTGCAAAAATTGCTGCTGCGGGTGAGATGTCAGGATATTCACAAGAAAATGAAGAGGTTATTGAACAACTAAGAATAATCATAAACCAAAATCAAAAACTTGCAGAGCAAAAACTTGATGGAAACATTAATGATCTTGAAAAACAAGTTGAAGCATATAAAAAACTAACTGCTGCTGGAGTAAAACAAGAAGTTATTCTTGAAATATTAAAAGATAAAGCAAATGCCTTTGCTATTGCAAACTCACCTGGTAAAGTTGCGGATCAGTTTGGAAACCTAATTGGAGAAACAAAGAAGTATCTTGATCTTCTTAAACTTATTGAAGAACAAACAAAAACCTTTGAGCAAAAAACTCAGGAAGCCATTGATGCAAATGTTACTGCACTTGATTTACAAGCCAGAACACTACAAAATCAATTTGATATAAAAAACTTTAAATTAAAAGCAGACATTGTTGTTGCAGAAGATGCTGTTCAAAAGGTCAATGATGATATTCAAAAACAACAAGACAAGATTGATAAGATTAATTTTGAACTTAAGTACGATTCAAGGATTGGTCAAAACCTTCTTGATGATATTCAAGAAAACATTAATGATACTCAAAGAAAAATGGAGTTTGATTTTGATAGACCATTACAGGCACTATCTGATAGATCGGGTGTATTGTCAAATGACTTAACACTAATTGACAAGGCTGCAGAAGCAATTAATCAGAAGTATGATGCTCAAGAAAAGGCTCTACAAACAATATCCGAACTTAATCAAGACATTGCTGCACAAGAAAAAAATCGTATTTCTCTTGCTGATGCCCTGTCTCAAGGTGACATTTCAGCAGCAGCACAACTAGCAAATGAAATGCGTTCTACTGCAGCAGAAGCAGCAAACCGTAAATCTGGAGAATTCATCGCTGCAGCAAGAAAGGCTGAAACCGATAGTCTAGTATCGGCAAGCGGTATGACAAGGCTACAAATTGAAGCAGAACAGTTTAGAATTTCTCAAGAATCTTATGCACTTGAACAACAAAGAAAAGTTGTACAGGCACAGGTCCTTGAATTAGAAGATAAAGTTTATAATATAACGGAGTTAAGAGAAGCAAGACTTCTAGAGATTAGAAATATTGAAACAGTTATTGATGGAATTAGACAAGGACAACTTGCTAAAGCAGAAGAAGAACTAGATAAACTTCAAAAACGATTTGATGCTGAACAAAAAATACTTGATGCTGCACTTCTTAAAATTGAAGAACAGAAACTAAAGTGGGATGAAGTACAAATTAAACTTGATGCCTATAAGGGTGCACTAGTAGTGGCCAATGGTGAGTTAAAGACGATGGAACAACTTTTAATCGCAATTGCTGCAGCAATGTCACAAATTAAAAGTCCTCAATATTCACCAACAAGTCCATTTATTCCACCACCAACGAAAGATACAAAAGAAGCAGAAGATGCAGCAAAGAAAGCAACAGATAAAGCAAATAAGGCAGCAGATGAAACTGATGCAGCAACCAAAAAATCAGAAGAAGAATTTGCAGCACAACAAGCAGCACAAGCAAAGGCTGATGCTGAAGCAGCAGTAACAAGAGCAGCATTAAAGAAAACAATGGATGATCTAAAGAAAGCAATTGCAGACGCAGCAAAATCAGGAGATCCAGCATCTAAAGCGTATATGGATAAACAAAAAGCAGAAGATGCAAGACTTGCTGCGGTTGAAAAACAAAGACTACAGAATGAAGCAAAAGCAGCAGGCTATACAGCAAGAGGTTACTCCTCTGGTGGAATGGTTACAAAATATATGGCATATGGTGGAATGGTAAAAATTCCTAGAGCAGAGCCAGCACCTCCACAGAGAATGAACATGGGTGGAATGGTTATGCCTAAATATTTTGCTGTAGGCGGAATGTCAAGAGGAACAGATACGGTTCCAGCAATGCTTACACCTGGAGAATTTGTAATGACTAAGTATGCAGTTAACTCCTACGGTGTTGATACCATGAAGGCTATTAATAGCGGATCATATGATGGTGAAAAGGTGTATAATTATAACCTAAACGTTAATGTTAAATCTGATGCAAATCCAGAGGATATTGCAAGAGTCGTTATGACACAAATTAGACAAGTTGACTCACAGAGAATTAGGACACAAAGGGGCTAAATGGCTACAGCAGGGTATTTAATAGGCAGACGTAGGTATCAACGCCCCCAGGCCCTGTTGTGGTCTGAGAACCCTGGTACGCTCTCTAATGGGGTATACCTGCCCACTGGCTATGAAGTACAAGGTAACTTTGATGCATCAACAGATGCAGATTTAATTAATCAATTTCTCATTCTGTCAGACCATAATCGCGGGGAATTAAATTTTACACCAACAAGAATAGAACAAAGACAAAGAACTATTAATGGTCGTATGCGTTCATATCATATAGCAGATAAACTAACAATGTCTGTTTCCTGGAATAACTTGCCATCAAGGGCATACTATCAGGATGCAGGGTTTTTATCTACTGGTTTGTCCCCTGACAAAAATACAACTGGAGAGTTTACAGCAGATGGTGGAGCAGGAGGAGTAGAACTCCTTGACTGGTATGAAAACCATACAGGCCCATTTTGGATGTTTATGGCATATGATAAATACTCAAACTTTGGTAAGGATGATGCAGATTATACACATCTTGCACAATACAATCAAATCATGCAAGTTTATATTACAGACTTTACTTATTCTATTGTAAAGCGTGGCGGAGGAACCCATGATCTTTGGAATATTTCGGTAACACTGGAAGAGGTCTAAATGTTTGTAAGTGATGTATTAAAGACACACCTAGAAACATCTTCAACAATAAATCTTCAGTCATTGGTTTTGGCTGAATGGAATATGAATATGCCAGATAACATCTATAAACTGGGTAATTATAGATATAGACCTTTGGGATCAGATGTGCAATTTAGAACATTGCCTATAACTTTTGATAATCTAGATGCTGGAAACTATTATACTGGTGCAACAGATGCAGATATAGTTATTGATGGTGGATATACAAATTTAGATGTGCCACAACTTTTTACATCAATTAAAGAAAAAGTTAAAATGCTTTATTCTTTAGAGGATTGTGTAAAACCTTTTAGACCTAGATCTGGAATAAACAAAGCCTCATATTTTAATAAAAGATATCTTGCAAACTCTGGAGCATCAATGACTCTTAGACCAAGATACTATATGCCATCACGAGATGATGAGTTTAAGTATTGGTCATCATTTAGAACTGAGGATAATCTTGAGAGAGGGGTTGCAAAAAATATATCAAACTCTCTTAACTATATTGACGATGCAGTTCCTTTTGTTGTTTATAAGGAAAATGTTCCAGCAAATAGACTTATTGTAAAAATGCAAACAAATGTTGGAACGATAGACCTTGGTCCTTTTACTACTCAATCTGGCACATTGGAAGATCCACTTTATGGTACTGCAAATAAAACAACTCCACTTATATGGAAGATTCAATATTTAAAAGATAATAACTGGATTGATGCTTATTCATTTAATGAAAACTCTATTAGAGATGACGGCACAGCCATTATCCCAGAAGACGGCTATGTTGAATTAGAATATGGATTAAAAATTCCAGATGAATATAGGTCAACATTTACTTTTGCAGAAAGATTGGCCTCAGATTCATTACTTCCAGAATCATCATTAGACGGATACGCATATCTTGTAGTTGAAAATGAAAATGAACGTGGATTGTTTTATATTTGGGATGGACCAAATCAGGAGTATAATACTTTTGTTCCAGAGTACGATTGGTATCTTGGTTCTGGAGTATTAAATAGTTCAACAAGTCTTGTTACAGATCTTACAAGCCCAGACTTTTTTACAAACGATGCCAATAACTCAACCACATACAGAGAGTTTGCCTACGTTCGTGGTATTAGAGTTGTTGTAGAAACAATGAATAAGTTTGATTCTACTTTTGATTTAATTGAAATTTCACCCAGACTTGTTGTAAATGTTTCAGACAAAGTTATAGATTTTAATATAAAAAAGATTTTGTCAGATGTCGGTACAACTTCTTTGCCAGTAGGACAACTCCTTGCATCAACTGGATCTCTGTCTTTATTTGATGACGATCAAGCATTTAATGAAAATAATACTAACAGTATTGTTTCTGACTATATTAGAAAAAACATTAAATTTCTTTTTTATGAATCAATTTTTGATGTTGAGGGAGATGAATACTCGGTTCCTATTAAAACCTTATACTCAGAAGGATTTCCACAGGCAGATGTTACCGCAGCAACACTTTCTTTAGAGTTAAGAGATTTTTATTTCTTTTTAGAATCAATGCCTGCCCCAAGACTTTTAACAACACAAACATCTTTAAGTTATGCAGTCTCTCTTTTACTTGACTATATTGGTTTTAGTAACTATACATTTAAAAGAGTTGATGGAGAAAATGATCCAATAATTCCGTATTTTTTTATTGCCCCAGATCAAAACGTTGCAGAGGTTTTAAATCAACTAGCAGTATCAACACAAACTGCAATGTTTTTTGATGAATATAATAATTTTGTAGTAATGAGCAAAGACTATCTTATGCCTAGTTTAACACAAAGAACAACAGACTTTATTCTTTCTGGATCAAATAATCAAACAGACTCTGGTGTAATAGAAAATGCTACATCTGGAAACCTTCCAAATATTTTATCTATTGCATCACAAGATAAAAAAGTTTATAATGATGGAAAAATTAACTATACAACCAGATATATTCAAAGATCTTATGGATCAATAAAACAGTCAACAATGATTGATAAAGAAAAAACATGGATATACAAACCATCACTTTTGTGGGAAGTTGCTGGAACAGACTCAACAAAAACAATAAATGAACTAGCATCAAAACAGGGAAGTTATGTGCTTGGTGCCATGCCATTAAATTCAAACATTCCTTCTGTAGCCCCAACCGTTTCAGGAAATATTGTAATAGACAATATAATAGATCTTGGAGAAAATATTTATTGGCTAACAAGATATAACGGATACCTGTATTCTAATGGCGAGATTATTAGATACGATGCAGCAGAGTTTAATATAACGGGTATTGGCAATGTTTTTATTAGCAGTAATCAAGAATATCAAAAATATTTTGCATCTCTCCCATTTAATGGAAAAATATATCCAACTGGGCTAATAAGAATATATTCAGTTCCATACTATGAAACAGTTGATGGAATAACCAGACTGCAAAACGGAGCAGTTGTAGAACATGGACGTGGCCAATTTGGAACAAAAATAACAGATCATTATTCTGGAATTAATACTTATTGGACAAACAACGATAATGTGCGTGGGATTAATATGAAAAGCCAATACCTTTTTACAACCCAGTTAGATGAAGATATAACCCTACCAGCAACAACAACTGGTGCTGCAGGAGTAAGTAATACAATTGCAGGACAGTCAACAAGAAACAGCATAATTAAAAACTTTATGGCAACAAGTAATTTAACAGATACAGAAATTAACAGTTTACCAGCAACTAAAACTGGAACAATTCAATCATCTGCATTAGTTTTTAATGGACCAGCATTTAAAACCACTGAAACACCGCTTAATTTTGTTTCATATGTTTATAAAAATTTAGACAATGCATACAAACATTTTGGAACAAGGATGCGTATTATTGGAAAAATTGAAAATAATTCTACAAGAGGTCAAACACCAAATGGAAGTATTCCCTATTATCAAGTTACTGGAAGTCAACCAGATCAAAACGTAAGTATTGGCGGAGGTTCTGGAGGTCTTGGAATTTTATTAAATCCAGTAACAAATAACGGATATTATTTTGAAATAATTGCATTAACTGAAAACAATATTAGTTCTTATTTAAAATTAGATAAAGATAACAAGGCAGAATTTTCAATTAATAATGTTGTTTTTTATAAAATTAAAAAAGACTCTTCTAACACAGATGCGATACCAGTTAAACTTTGGGGTGGTTTAACAAAAATACTTGTAGATGACGGTAAATTTTCTGGACAACAAAGACTGGCTGGTGAAGAAAACTCAACGGTATATGATTTATCAGTAGAGTATGAAGATATTGGGAAAATAAGAAGATTCTATCTATACATCAATAATCAACTTATTAAGGTTGTAGATGACACAGACCCGCTTCCTATATATAATAATATGGCCCTATTTGTCCGTGGATCATCTAAATGCATGTTTGAGAATATTTATTCTTTATCAAAAAATTACAGCAAAGATACATCCTTTGTTGTAGGAGACACATTATTTAGTGCATTTGGTAACTCTGAAATTAATGTTAATGAATCATTTAGAAAATATGCTATGAGCGGTGTTGTGCAATCAACTTATCTATCTGGTATAAGTTCTCAACAGCCACCAGAGTATAATCTATATTTTGAAGAGTTTGGCTCAATCATGCGTGAATGTGCTTATTTTGATATTAAATATGATCGTGCTTATCCTGCACTTTATGCAAAATTATCACCAACATTTAATAATATAAAAGGATATACAACATCAGGGTTTTACGCAAACTCTTATGGTGCTGAATTTTTAATTTTTAATTCAACAGATAAAGCATTAAATCTAGATGAAACAACTGGAAACTTTTTAAGAATTCAAGGGGTCACTTTTACACAAGACACAACCCATGAATTAACAGTAGACGAATTCTTTAAAAAACGTGGCAACTTGTCAGACCCAGAGTTAGTAGGTAGCACTCTTACATATTCTCCATTAGTTGAAAAATTAAAGTATGATGAAATTAAACTAAGTAGATTGACATATGGAAAAAATGAATTTAGCATTGATAGCATATACATACAAACACAAGACGATGCAGAAGCCATGATGAACTGGATTATAAACAAAGTTATGGTTCCTAAAAAATCTATTGGAATTAATTTGTTTAGCATCCCAACTCTGCAACTTGGGGATATCGTAACGGTAGACTATAAAGATTCATCAGGACTTAATTTAGTTACATCAGATTCTTTAAGGTTTGTTATTTATAATATAGAGTATGCTAGGTCTGGTTCTGGACCAAGCATGACAGTATATTTGAGTGAGGTATAAAATGAATAAAAGTGGAACTACAGGAACAAGTAATGTTACACCAATGGGAGTGATAGTTGATGATGGCTCTTCTGGTGGCTACATGGTTTCTGCTACACCAACAACTCCATCTGTAAACTCTGTTTCAAATCAAGCACAGCCAAGTCCAACAAAAACAGCACCAATAGATACAATATTGTTTAATGATGACTCAATGTCTATTGAAATAATGACTGATTTAATCTTTGAAGATATTGGGGGGCACGAATTAATAAATATTGCTAGAAATGACATTATTAATGGGCAGGAAATATCTTATACCCCAATTAAAAACCTTGGATTGCTTCAACAAAGATATAATCCAAATAACATCCTTGGATTACAGGCAACTTCTGAAAAATACTTTGCTAATTTTGCTATCAAGTTTGAAGAAAAAGTACCAACAGAAGGTAATGGATTAAACGGGACAAACATATATTTTGATGAAACAACAGGAGATCTAATTATTGAAGGTGTTAATATAAACAAAGATGAACTATTTGAAGTTGAGGTATCGTTAAATGGTACAATATATGAAGCGAACTTTGGAGCAACTACATCATGATAACTAATAAAGGCAAGAGCATTATTGGAAAGTATATGCTTGGCCAAGCACCTGCCTATGCCTCATACTTAGCGGTTGGGTGTGGCCCAATACCGCTTCAAACAGAAGACGTTGCTGATAACTTTGCAGAAAAAGAAAATCTTGACTTTGAAATGTTTAGAGTTCCTATATCTTCTAGAGGTTTTGTAAATGAAAACGGTATAGATAAAATTGTACTTACCGCAGAACTACCAACAGAAGAAAGGTATGAAATAACAGAGGTAGGCCTGTACTCTGCAGGCTCTAACCCTTCTGCTGGCGCACAAGACAGTAAGACGGTTTTTGCATTTACTCAAGGAGAAAACTGGGAGCACCACACATCTTCCGCTTCAGTAGCAATCCCAATAGTTTCCGTACCACTAGATTCCAATGATGACGATATAATAAATGCAGCAGGAACAGAAAGTGGTGTATTTCAAACCAACGCAGATAATTCTATTTTTTATAACACAGAACGCCTTGCAAGATATGAAAGAGCAAGGTTTTTAAATAATACAATTCTAATTAAAGGAAATGATTCAGATTTAAGTTTAGATGGTGGAGGCTCTGGAGGAGTTGACAACTTAGTTGTTGATTCTGGAAATCATATACATCTTGCTTCTCCAAGTGTTGATTTTTCACAAAACTCTCCAGTAGATGAATTAAGGCTTGCTTTTTCTTTAGTAAACAGAGATGGAGATTCAGCAACAAGTCCAGATACGATAAGAATCTTAATTGACTTTGCAGCAACCGATAGTAACAATCCAGCAACATATGCTAGGTTTGAAATCAACATTGAAGATGGTGTTGATGGATATGACTTTGCAACAAACAGATATTTTGTTGTTTCAAAACAATTACAGGAATTATACAAAAGTCAAGACTTTACATGGAATGCAGTTACTGTTGTAAAAATTTACTGCAGTATATTTGATGATGCAGTAAGCGGTGGATTATTACCAGTTTCTGACTATTACATAGCCCTTGATGCACTAAGACTTGAAAACATAGCAACAGTTAATCCTCTATATGGTTTAACTGGATACTCTGTTATTAAAAATGATGATGCCACAACTATTGTTAAGTCTCCTAATACAAACAACTATGTTGAGTTTAGATTTTCTGTTGGGGTAACATAATGGTTGATTCAAACATAAAGAAGTTACGAATCTTAAAGTCATCACTACCGCCAATTGATCATGATACATTAAAATACAATCTAAGGTATCGGGTTATCTCTGATGATAGAAACAGAACGTCTCACTGGTCCCCAGTTTACAATATTTCTGGAGAGTCTATAGAGTCAGTTAGTGGGGCAGTATCTAAAACGGCAAACGTTGTTACGGCTGTATGGGGAGACGCAAATAATTTTCCAGAATACGACATATTTGTTAAATTTGACTCAGATGCTTTTTTCTATCACGGTACATCAAAAGTACACTCATATTCATTTTTAAAAACTGGTACTACAACGGTTAGAGTAAAGGTTCAAATAGTTTCATCAAAAAAAGAAATTAAGGCAGCACTAAATATCTTTGACTCTGGCTCAGTGTCTTTGGTATAATTAAATAGGAGGAATAACATGGCAAGACTATCATTACCAGAAAGAGGGCAACCCCTTGATGTAACATACATCTATCAAATAGTAGATGCTTTAAATGTTTTATCAACACAGGTTTCCGATGCAACCTATAACTATACTGATATTGATGTAGTTGGAGCAGAAAAAAAGAGTTTAAAAACCTCTGATACAAAATTTGTTGGCAAGTTTAAGTCAATTGCGAGTAACGAAACCGTAACCGCGGGGCAAGAAAAATCTTTTTCTATTGATTATTCTAACTTTAAGTTTCCACCAATTGTGACTCTATCAATTGTAAATACCAGCGGAACTACGGCTGGATCTAATACTACAGTAGTTTTAACATCCGTATCAACTACACAGGCTGTATTTACAGTAAGGTACGGTGTTTCTGGAACTGCAACCATTGGCGTAAATCTTATTGCTATTGGTGTTCCAGATTAGCATGTCTTGTGAAAGATGCAAAGGAAAAATGTTTGTTGATAGAATACATTCAAACATAGACCATTTAGAAACATATTGTGTTAAGTGTGGAAATAGAAAATTTTATCATCCACCTACCGAGTCTGCGGAGGGAAAATGGTTACTGCAAAAGGAAAAATTCAGAGCGAAGCATACAATAGCGAACCTGTAATTTCTGGCGGTAAAAAAATATGGTTTCTTAATGGAGACCTGGTAAGGCTTCATCATAGTTCTAGATCAACAGGAATGGTAACTGTTTATAATATTAACAAGGATAGACTAGAGACATGCCTGCGTTCTGACTTTAGAAGAAATAGAAAAAAGGCTTACACTGTTGCAGAGACTGCTAAGTTAGTTAATCGGCATAGAAAATATATGCCAAGATTAATAAAACGAGGAGTCATTCCTGCACCTGTTGGATCAAGCATTGATGGAAAAACTGGTTGGCAAATTAGATCTTATTATTCAGAAGATCAGGTTAAAGAGATTTGTGCTATACTTGCAACTATACATATTGGACAACCAAGAAAAGATAAATTAATAACAAACAACATGACTCCTACAAGCCAAGAGTTGACAAGGCGAATGGGAGACGGTATACTTACATATACAAAGACAGAGGATGGGCGATTTATTCCAGTGTGGAGTGAATCTATTTAATTATTGAATGGGTGGATAATGGAAAACGATAATACAAAGGTATCTGTAACACTTGGATATACACTTAATCTAGGAAATTTTCAATCTTTGCGCCTTGATTTAGGCATTGTAGATTCAAAGCGTGAAGGCGAAAATGTAGACGAGGCTTTTGCTCGTGTTTATAAATTTGTAGAAGATAAACTTACAGAGAAAATTCAAGAAGCAAAATCTGAAATCTCAGAGTAATGGCTGAGCGCAAAGACCGAATGGCTTTGCTCAGTAGGTTTAACAAGTTTTACTTGCAACGGTATGAGCAGAAGTCTAACATGAACCTAAACGTTGAGCAGTGGGCTGCAGATGCCCTTGTAGAGTCATATGGTATTGCACAGTGTTATGATATTCTTGAATATTACTTTAGCATTGCACAAGATCCGTCATGGAATTACTTTGCATATAATGCAGAAAAGATTATTAACGGAAAAGCAGAAGTAGAGCAAGATAAAAAAGAACGTGAAGAGCGCAGAAGATTAGCAAAGGAGTGGTTAAGTGAATAACACAGAGGCAAAGTTAATTTCTGCAGTATTACAAGACAAACAAATTCACGTACTACTACAGGCAAACGTTGAGACATTACTAAGAACCCACAACGACGTATGGAACTTTATTCGTTTATATTCTGAAAATAATCAATGCCTACCGCCAACAGATTTAGTTACAGAAAAGTTTAGAGACTTTGAACCAGTTCCAGGTATTGGAGCAACAAAACATCATCTAGCAGAGTTACAAACAGAATATCTTAATGATAGCCTAAAAGACATCTTGCGTAATGCTGCAGGAGAAGTTCAAAGCGGTAATGGTGGAGAAGCCCTTGAACACCTAATTACAAAAACATCTGAGTTAAAAAAGAATACTTCTGCAATTCGTGACATTGATGCAACAGATCTTGAGTCTGCAGTTGCATACTACGAAATGGTTCAGAAACAAAAAGAAACTGGTCAAATAGGAATTAAAACAAACCTTCCAGGATTTGATAACTATTTACCATCTGGAATTATGCCAGGACAGTTAGGTGTATTCCTTGCTTATCCAGGAATCGGCAAGTCTTGGATGGCTTTATACTTTGCAGTTCAAGCATGGAAGCAGGGCAAGTCACCACTTATTATTTCTCTTGAAATGTCTGAAACAGAAGTTCGTAATCGTATTTTTGCAATTATGGGTGAAGGTCTATGGTCACACAGAAAATTATCTAATGGCGAAGTAGAAATTGATATGCTAAAGAAATGGCATCACAACAAGGTTGAAGGTCGTCCAGAGTTTCATATTATTTCTAATGATAGCGGTGGAGAAGTAACCCCTTCTGTTATTCGTGGAAAGATTGATCAGTACCGTCCAGACTTTGTTGTTGTTGACTATTTACAACTTATGTCTCCAAACCAAAAGGCTGATTCTGAAACGGTACGAATGAAGAACCTTTCAAGAGAACTTAAACTAATGTCTATTAGTGAAGAAGTACCTATTATTGCTATTTCATCTGCAACACCAGATGATGTAAAAGATCTATCAAGTCCTCCAACACTTGGACAAACCGCTTGGTCTAGACAAATTGCTTATGATGCTGACTGGGTTATGGCACTTGGTCGTGCAACTAATAGTGATATTATTGAATGTGTTTTCCGTAAGAATCGTAATGGTTTTATGGGAGATTTCTTAGTCCAAGTAGACTTTGACAAGGGTTATTATCGTTATAAGGATTTTGAAAATGAAAATTAAATTTATAGCATCAAGCGAGCATGTATTAGAAGTAAGACCAAAACCAGTTCCAGCGTCAAAATTAATTCCAGAATGGTGGAAAGAAATGCCTCCATATGGTACTGAAAAATTTGATATGGACCCATATCCAACAACAACAGCAAAAAAATGTTTTCCACTATTAGACGGATTAACCTCTGGATACATGATAACACTATGGAGTGATCTATTTGTTAAAAAAGATAGTTTTGGTAATCAGTCAGTAAGTTGGACAGTTTCACACCCAGTTGTAGAAGCCTGGTCTCCACTTCAAAGTTCTTTATACGAAATACCAGAAGGATTTAATAAAACTGTTTATAAAAATCTTCACGGCTGGATAATAGAAACCCCAAAAGATTATTCTTGTTTAATAATTCACCCAGTAGGATATCAAAATCTACCAATAAGGACAATTACTGGAGTTGTTGATACAGACAAATTAAAAACACATGCAAATGCTCCATTTTTAATAAGAGATGACTTTGAAGGAATAATTCCAAAAGGAACCCCCATGGCTCAGGTTATTCCATTTAAAAGAGATTCTTGGAGTATGGAGATTGATTCTATTACAGAAAAGGAAACAATGTACAGATATGAAAAACTTTATTCAACACTAAAATCTTCATACGGAAAATTTTTAAGAGTAAACAAGGAATATAGATAGATGTCTAAAATTTATACACAAGAACAAATTAAGCGTGTTCTTGTTGGTTCTGGAGTTGATATTGAGGCAGAGTTTGGTAACGATTTTATAATCTTTTGTCCTTATCACAATAATAATAGAACACCTGCTGGTGAAGTTGCAAAAGATAGCGGTCTGTTTTTTTGCTTTGGTTGCCAGACAACAAAGAATTTAGAAGAGTTAATAATGCATATGTCTGGACGAACATACTTTGAAGCAGTTCGTTATATTAAAAGTAAAGAGACAGAGCATGATATTGAAAAGTTAGTTAACAAAACATTAGTTGCACCACCAGAGTTTACTCCATATGACGAGTTAATCTTAAAGCGTTTGCACAACCAATTGCTTGCAGATGAAAAGCCCAAAAACTATCTTAAGTATAGAAAGATCAACAGTTCTTCATTTACAAAGTTTTCACTTGGCTATTCTGAAAAACAAGACTCAATTACTATCCCTATGCATTCACCAGATGGAATGTGTCTTGGTTTTGTTGCAAGAACAATTGAGGGTAAAGATTTTAAAAATACACCAGGATTACCAAAGGGTAAAATATTATTTAACCTGCACAGAATTAAATCATCTGGTACAGTATATGTAGTTGAATCATCTTTTGATGCTATTCGACTAGACCAAGTAGGTTTCCCAGCAGTTGCTACTCTGGGTGCTAATGTATCTAATTCTCAAATTAGATTGTTAGAAAAGTACTTCACAAACGTTGTACTAATTGCAGATAACGATGAGGCTGGTAATATAATGAAAGATAAGTTAGTTGAAAAACTTGGATCTTTAGTTACTACTATCAGACTTGATAAAAAATATAAAGACATAGGTGATATGGAAGATGAAGAAATTAAGAACTTAGAGTTCCAGTTTGACAAATCTATATCTGCTATGCTAAACTAATATAACAACACG